TCGAGGGTACACCAGTGGGGTGTGCCTCGATCCCAAGGAGATCGCAGGTCTTGGCTGCTATTGATATTTTGAGAAAGCGCAAGACTTGTATAAAAACTGCCAGCGATGGCAAATTTCCAGACAGGCAATATGGTGTTGAGTTTATAACTAATGAACAACTCCACCATAAGAGCCCCATAAATTACCTACCAGAAAAATCTACCATAAAATATCATGGAAGTTGTATAGGGAAGACGACATCTCACTCAGATGCAAAGAAGACCCTCATTTCCGATATTGTGGAAGAAGAAACTGGTGTGGCAAATAAATGGAGGGGTCCTGCTATGAAACCTGAATGGAAAGGTTGGCAGGATTGTCTGGCTAACATTAGTGAACCGGGCAAATCTATGCCTTATGATCTTGTCGAGCATTGTGCAAATGATTATCTTGAACCTTTGCTTGAAATAATTGACGAGGAACCATACTGGCAAAAGATGAGACCGTTAACTGATGAAGAAAATCTCCTTGGTATTCCAGGACAGAAGTTTATGGATGCTGTAAAGAAAAACACAGCAATTGGTTATCCATTGACAGGCCCAAAAACAAAATTTTTGGAAGAACTAGAGGCAACAGAAGAATATCCTCATAATTTCAAATTTACTGATGAAATAATGGAGGAAATTAGGGCTGCCGAGTCTAGTTACGCGAGAGGTGAACGAGCGTATCCTATTGCGAAAGCATGCAAGAAGGATGAAATATTGCCCAAGGAAAAGTGTAGGATATTTTATGGAAATTCCATCACACTAACTTGGCTGGTCAGAAAATACTATTTACCACTTATTAGGTTTCTGCAGATGAACCCATTGGTCTCTGAATGTGCAGTTGGAATCAATTGCCATTCTAGAGAGTGGGATCAATTATATCACCATCTTAGAAAATTTGATAGGTTGATAGGCGGAGATTATAAGAAGTATGACCAGAAGCTTCCAGTTCAATTAATCATTACGGCTTTCCGTATTTTGATAGAATTGGCTCGGAGGTGTGGATATAACGAAGATGATCTGAAGGTTATGGAGGCTATGGTTGCTGACATTTGTTATGCTTATATTGCATTTAATGGCGACTTGGTTAGCTTGACCAGCGGTACACATATCAGTGGAAATTCACTAACAGTGATTATCAACGGAATATGTGGGGCACTCAATTTGAGAGCCGCATTCTTCGATAATAATCCACGGAGTATGAAATTCAGAGACCACGTAGCACTCTCCACGTATGGGGATGACAATCTTGGTTCGGTTTCCAATGATTGTAATTTTTCTATAAAGATTGCATCTGAATTTCTGGCCAAATATGGCCAAACGTACACCATGCCCAATAAGAGTCTAGAAGTTTCAGAATTCTTAGATCCGGAGGATTTCGAGTTCTTGAAGCGTGAAACGGTGTACATTCCAGAGATTGATTGTCATGTCGGTGCCCTACATACCGACTCGATCTACAAATCGCTGCACATGTATTTGCGAGGGAAGTCTTGCGAAAATTCAGAAGAAGAGGCGTGTGCTCTGAATCTGGACACAGCTATGAGAGAGTTTTTCAATCATGGTCGTGAAAAGTATGAAGAGCAACGCACAATACTGAAGAAGATCGCTCAAAAAGCAAATCTCGACGGGTTTTGTACCGAATTAGATGTGTCTTTTGACAACCGCGTATTGATGTGGAAGCAAAAATACGATCCAGATTCTCTGGATCAGCCCTCGGATATGGCGTTAA